GGGCGCTGTCGGCGACTGAGCTATTCTAACGCCGGCATCAGTGCGGCTCCTCGTCTAGTACGGATTTATGTCAAACCACACGTTGGGCTTGTAGGTGAACGGTATTTCCCGCGGGATTAAATCATCGCGGACGTACCCTTCGTCCAACCACTTCCAGCATGTGTCCTCAAAGTCTAGCTGCTCGCGGATCGTGATCCCGGTCCTTAACGCGAAAGCTGCGCGAAGTTCATTGTCAACAACTGGCCGTGGACGAGAGGATAGGGCTAGCTGTGAAACTCCTTCACGCCTGAGTGCTTCCGCGAAGAACCAGGGCAGGTCGTTGGACTTGACAAGGGCGGTGAGGCGCCGCTCCAAACGTCCGCGAGAGATTGTGCGTCTTAAAATTTCCGAGATGGCATAGCTATAGGGCCCAACCATAGGGGTTTCCCCGTCTGTGTAGGCATAGGAGAGGGTCTTGGCGCACATTAGTTCTTTGCCGTCTCCTGTAGCTGTGGTGGTGTGGATCTTACTCAGTGTCCGCAGTGGGTCGCAGTACGTCTTGAGGCCGGTTGGCGTCGCCGCCAGGAACCGTCCGCAAAACGACGACTGACTGATGTCGTTGTAGACATCTATCTTCGGCTGCAACCCGAGCGTCCACAGGAACTGGAGGTTGGAAACAGCTTGCTCCAGTTGATCCTCGTCGATTCCGATTATTCCGTCGTCCCCCTCGTGGAAGCTGACCCATGATCCTTTCGGCAATTTGCGCAAGCACATCCAGATGGCGAACCGGTTGATCAACCCGTTCCCGATGCTCGTTGTCAAATCGCCGCTGTTGCGACCCCCCATGCGCTTGTACCGCGTTCCGAGGGTGCTGCTGCCGCACGTCTGCAGCATTAGATCGTAGGCCGCGTGCACCTCGGGATGTTGGGCCCGAGGGAATGCTGCCAGGACGAGGGTTCGCTCCAGCTCCAGTAACGGGCGAGCGATCGTCATGTCGAAGCGGGTGAAATCGATCTCGATGAATCTCTTCTTCATCAGTAACACCGCCATCTTCTTGTCTCTCTTCTTGAGGTTCATCCCTTTGACCAGGAAGGGTGCGTGGTGAGCCTGCTTCTCCACCGCGGCGATGTACGGTCCGAGGACCGCCATGAACTCCTCCTCTCGCGGACTGATGTTGCGAGGATCGGTTGCGTTGTTGGACGTTTCGATCTTGAGGAAGTTGGCTACTCGAGCGTGTTTGCTCAAGAGTAGGCCGCACTGGAGAGCTTTGTCGCGCCCTTGCGTTAGCTCGGTTCTGCGGGCTTCTGGGTAGCGCATCAGCCACTTCGCGAAGGGTACCGGCTTCCACACGTGCTTCGTCCATGCCATCTCTGGCGTTTGGAGGAATTCGTGCCCCGCGGCCTGTAGCGGCGAGGTCTGTACGTGCTTCCGCGGCATCTGCGGCGATGTGACGACGGATGATCCTGTCGAGTCCGGTGACCCGACCACCACCCTGCTGTTCTGCCACCTCACAGAAGCCGATAATGGCGGCCCTAACCCGGTTAACACCAAGTCTGGCAGCGGCATCATCGAGCTGTCCGGTCCTGAGCTCCGAGTTCCAGTCTGGACGCAGGCACTGTACTCCCACGCTCCCGTTGCCGAGATACGTGAGAGTGATGAACCTAGCGCCCACGGCATCAGCGTGGAGCTGGAGGTGGTCTGCGTCTGCTCCAGCGGGAACAAAACGGCCACCCCATTCCCATCTGTCAACGCCGGCGCAATCATTACACCGGCATCCTGGGTGAGTGTTATCCCAATCTCCCTGGCAAGCTCCACAACAATCGTCTCTAAGTTCACTAAACTCTGGAACTTCTGGGGCTTGGGAATGGGATTCGGACTCACTATCACTCTCATCCTCATCGCTCTCATCGCCCTGGCCATGTTCTCGATAGACAGGGGGTGGTCCGCGTTGGCCGTCGGGGCCACGCAAATTGCGACGCTCGTAGGGTGGAGGAAGGATGGGTCTAACAACGGGTTCGGCGTCGGGACGACCGCCAACACCCGCGTCTCGAGCGAGGAGACCATATTCTCGTAGGACGCGCGCGGGATGGCCAACGTGGTCCGGATGACCGGCGGCAAAATCGCGCGCGCCCTCATCTCGAAAGGGCGCCCTCATCGCAACGGCATCAGCCGTCGTCGCTGTGTGCCGCGGTTTGATAAGCATCTCGTACCGCGGGACCGGGAGTTCGACGTACTTCCATGGGAGGACATGGCGCGTCGAGCGGTTGCTCCTGACCAAGTTGGTCAGGAGACCGTCTATGTTCCATGCCCTCGGCGTCTTGAACGCATTAAAGAAAATTCGCTGTATCCCGGTCATGTTGTTGGAGGCCCTGGCATAATCATAGGCCACGTTGACCTTGATCTCATCAGCAGCCTCGGCGACTACGAGGGCGACTTCTGCTGGATTCTTCAGGTCCAGCTTCTCCGCACCCGCTCGAGCGAGGAGCATACCGCGCACATTGGCCATGTAGCGGCGACGCTCCTCTTCCGACTCCGTCGGGAGGTTTGACACTCCGTAAGCGACCGTCGAAATCACATGCTTCGGCACGCGATCAGTGCCTAGCGCGCCGGTGAGGTGGATGACATCCCCACCGTCGGAAACGCGCGAATTGCCGTACATGCCTTTCCACCGCGACTCGAACCAGACATGAGTGCCCGGCTTGTTGTCGTAGTAGACACCGCAACTTATCGCTCTCCCCTCATAAGCCAAGGTGCGCCCATAGACGGGCCCTGTTGGGCCCTTGAACGCGATGAAGGGCAGCCGTACAACAAGTTTGTGATTGAACTCCTTGTAGACGGGTATGCGAGTTTGGCATGCGTCCGGACAGTCATCTGCGCAACTATGGAACCCTGGCAAACCTGTGGGGCTCGTGACATGGTAACGCGTGAGTGCATTCCTCGCTTCGACTGGATCGTCCGGCATCTCGTCGAAGGGTATGATTGGGGCCACAGTGGGCACCGTGTGGACAACCCAGCTGTTATTCCTGCGGACCACGGCAAGCATCGCAATCCCAACCACCACCCCGTATATCATGCCGGACACCTGTGTAGGTAGGTCCGGATGAGACGCAAGGGTGGCGGCCGTAGCTAACGCGGCTGTCGTCCTGTGAAAAGCAAGCAGGGTGCTTCGCAGCAACCCTTTTTGCGCAGGGGATGTTGGTGGGTCCAATAAGGCGCGCGTAGCGCCGGTAAAGCTCCAAAGCTCGATTAACAAAAAGGGCACGGGCTCTAGATCCTGGCCCATGGACCACCTCGCCGTTTCTAAGAAGAACGTTGAGAGTGCGGTAAAAACTTCTGGTCGAGCCAGATTTCCCAAATTCATCAATCGGGCAATCTTTGCCAATGCCGACTTTAGCCACGCAGCGCGCGAACTTCGTACCGAAAAGATCTCGATCAACCTCTGAGCGACCTCTAGGAACAAATGGGCAGCCGACTTGCTCTTGGACGTCACAATGGACGCAGCCTGGGTCGACGTTTCCTGAATTCCAGTGATGGATGCCGCAGTGGCGTTCGCGGCCTTCGAGGCCGCGGAATCGATAATGCCTCTCGTAAACGTTGAGGCATCGGACAAAGTCTGCGTAGTGTCCTGACGAAGGGCTCCCAAGTATGCGCGCCAAGCACGGATTGCCTCCGTACCGCGCGGCTTCCATCCATCTTCCATCCCGTTCTGTTGCCACAACGCGTGCGTCACAAGATGGCGTCGCAAGGACGAAGCAATCTGTTCCGAAGCGGTGCGTAAACTCGCCCCTAGTCCCGATGCCGGTTGCGGCATGTCCAAGCCATCCGCTATCCAGCGGGGAATGGGTGGGGTTGGGATCCCTGAGGGGAAAGGGACACGAGCGGAGGATGCAATGGCGGTCGCAAGCAGCTCCTGACTGCTCACAACCGATGCACTCGTAGATGGTGAGGTCACCTGCCGGAGTGCTAGGCCCGGAAGGGCCAGCAGAGACTGTCCCGCCTGAGGCGCCGTTTTGGACAATCTCGGGATCGCTCCCATCAATGCGTCGGATGCCGCGGAAGGCTCCATTCTTTAGAGACCTAGGTCCCCAAGGCTGGAGCGTTGCGCAGTACTCCCACTCACTGGGGGTGCGATGGAAAGTGAGACACTTAAGCCTCTCAACCCTATGCGTTGACAAGTACTGAAGCGTAACAGACCAAGAAACGGAGATGGCTGAAGGTACGAATGTGGAACACTCGCAATTGGCCAGAGTTGATGTGCGCTGCAAGCAGGATTTCTATCTAACTCGAAAGGTCTGGGCTCCAATTAACGTCTGGCGACGGGGCTGGTTACCGATTCTCCGCTCGGTTAGGCGTTGCAGGATCACCGCGATTTCCTGCGCGGGTGGGTATCGAGTAGTTCCGTGC